GTGGCGTGTGTCACATCGGTGATAACTTCCTCGCCGTTGCTGTTCTGGAAGACCGTCACAGCCACATCGAGGCTGTTGAGGTTGTGCGTCACCGTGTAGCTGGTGTTGGTGCCGTCGCCGATGCTCACGGCGAATTTCCTGAGACGGCCGCTCCAGCTGGCCAGCTTCAGCGGGGTGACGAACCGCAGATCGTCGGTGCCGGTGTTGACCTCGGCCTGCGTGGCAATCTCAGCGATGCCGGCGGTCGTCTCACTTGCAGCAGGCGCGGAGGTGCCGAAAGTGACCCAGCTAATAGAGCTACTGTCGATCGTGCCGTTGATCTGATCCTGCCGGTAGCTGGTGGCAGCGCTTGTGCCTTCTTCGACAGTGGTGACGGCCTGCTCCAGCTCGGGGAAGGTGCTGGCGTCGAGTGCCCGCGTCATGGCGACAGCGGCGCCGTTCCAGACGTAAATGCCGTTCTGGGAGGCGGTGCTTTGTGAACGGACCAGCACGCGATCCGATGACGTCATCGTGATGCCGTCGATCGTGGCGCCTGGGCTGGCCAGGTTGAGATTTGACTGGGTGGCGACTCGGCAGCCGTCCTTCCAAGCGAGGCCCTCAACCAAGCTATCCACGTAGCTTTTCGAAGTCGCGTCGCCCGCACTACTCGGTGTCGGCAGGTTTACGACTTTGCTTACCGACTGGAAGTCGAAGTCTGTAAAAATTCTCTTGCTCATGTCAGGTCAGCCGCGCAAACCCGGCAACAGGTACTACGAACACGATAGCTGTCGTGTTGATGCTTAAGTGCGTGACCAGGCCCTCGATCTGTTGGCTGCCGGTATCGAAAGCTTGGACACTGGGCTTGAAGCCCAAGTTGTGGTTGATTGTCCACTCGGATGCTGCAGTCGCTTGGTTGTAAATGAAGAAAGCCGAGGCTGGACCGACTGGTCCCGCTACACCTTGGGCACCTTGCGGTCCTGTCGCGGTGGCTGTAACCACAGTGGTTACAGGTACAGATACAACAGCGGTCTTGCTATCTCCCGTAGTTACAGTTACGGTATTTGTAGACTCGGTTACATTTACGGATGTCATACTGTGTATCCCTCGGATACATAGATAGTTCCTTCGAGATAGTATTCACGGATCGTACTGGGATTCTCCAGTAGGACGTCGTAATAGCATTCGTCGGGGAATGTCGTCGTTTGAGTATCTGTCAGTGAGATGGTGATTTGGCCGTTTGCGCGGTTGACGTAGGTGACGGCGAAATCGGCGTATTTTGTGGTGCGCTGTCTGTTCCAGGCTTGGGCGTAGACCGTCCAGCCGGTGAGGTTGATGGGGGCGCCAGTGCTGTCGTCGAACTGGAGGGCGACGGAGTAATCGGCGCGGCGTTGCAGGCTGATGTTGTAGGTGCCGGGTGAGACGGCCATTTCATGCGTCCTCCATTGTTGTCATTGTATTGGAGGTGGCGTCTTGGCCGGCGGCTTCTTCTTCGTCTTCGATGTTGATGTTGTCGGGCAGGATTTCGCCGCGACGCAGGATCTCCAGCAGGAGGGAGTCGCTAATTTTGCCGAGTTGGTTGAGTTGGGTGAGAACTGCGATGTCTTGGCCGATGAGGCGGTAGAAGTCGAAGTCGCGGTCGATGGTGATTTCGGGGGGCTCCAGGCCGACGTATTGGGCGGCGAAGGCGAAGGCTTGGTTGAGGGCGGATTCCAGTTCTTGGCTGATGATGGAAAGGACGGAGTTGGATTGGGCTTGGTCGATGCGCTTGGCCTCGGCGGATTCGGCAACGAATTTTTGGCCGAAGAGTTTGGTGACGCCAAGCGTGGACATCTGCGAGGCGAGGGATTCCAGTTCGGACATTTGGGCGTCGAAGCTGGTGGCGTCGGCTTGGACGTAGTACGCCTTGTTGCCGGGTTGCATGGCGATGGCGTAGTTGACGCCCATCGTTGCGGAGCCGGTGGTGTCGTCCCAGCCCTCTAGGACGAGGGTGGGCATGGCGGCGATGTGGAGGGCGTGGATGAGGTCGGCTTGGCGCTGGTAGTGGGTGATGTTGAGGTTGGCGATGTCGAGCAGTGGGGGCTGGGAGATCAGGAGGCCCCGGCGGTTGCTGTAGATCGGGACCAGGGGGATTTCGGGCAGGCTGTAGTCGCCGGATTCGGTGAACTCGACGAGTTCGTGTCCCAGCGTGTAGAGGTCGTAGCGGCCGGGGTAGATGACGCGCATCTGCTCGACTTGTTCTTCGCCAAACTCGTTCAGGGGGCGGACGTCGTAGTCGTGGATGCGGACCTGCAGGAGGCGGTTGGTGCCGGATTCTTTGCGCCAGCCCCAGATTTGGGGGGCGTCAACGTGGACGAAGTAGGGGCGGCGGCCTAGGGCGCGTTCTTCGGCCAGGTTGCGGGCGCCCATGGCGGCGGGGTAGTCAACCAGGATGGCGCTGTGGCCGTAGGTGAGGCTGCTTACCAGGGAGCGGCGGGCGTATTCGTTGATGCTGGAGCCCAGGCCGTCGATGTTCTGGATTAGCTCCAGCCAGTAGGGGTCGCCCTCGACGTGGATGGGTTTGCGGAGGATGGCGCCGGCGGCGGTCTCGATTAGGCGGCTGGTGTACGGCGATAGTACGGACCGATCGACGCGGGTGGTGTAGGCGTCGTCGTCTTCGCGGGGTTCTTGGGGGAGGTAGGTTTCGCTGAGGTCGCGGATGTAGTTGGTGCCACGGGTGACGGCGGCCATGACGCCCCAGTCGGACATCATGGCGATGCTGTCCAGGTTGCGGACGAATGGGGATTCGCTGACTACAGCTCCAGTTGGCGGGATGTTGGCGCTGTAGACCACGGCTGGACTCCTACTTTGTACCTATTTTGGCAGTGAACGCGGCCTTGTTACCGTGCGCGAGTGGAATACGCCGGTTCGGGAGCCTTGGAACCCGGTGATCCAGCAGTGTCTGAAGGGGGTGGATGAGCATGTGCGCCAGTACATTCGGACGGGGAATGTGTGGCATTTGGAGAAGGCGGAGTTTTTGCGGAAATATGTTATGGAGTTGAAGATCTGGATACATAAGGTGGAGGGGAGGTAGTTACCACTTCACCTTGTTTGCCCAGAAGGCGGCGGACATTTTGCCCTTGGCTATGTTTTTAGCGTGTCGTGCTTGGAAGGATGCCCGCCTGGCTTTGTCTGCTGCTGATTCTCCTTTTTGGGGTGGTGAGCCAGTTACGCCCTGCTGACCGAAGCGAATGAGACGCACCACGTTGCCGTCTTTGGCGAGGACTGCGTGGGATTTGTTTGGGTGGTTGGGGGTGCGCTTGGGTTTGTTGTAGCCCTCGAAGGTTTCGCCACGGTATTCAATCGTCATCGTCGTCTTCCTCGTCGTCGGGGTCGTTGATGGGCACCAGCACTTCGATGCCGTGGGCGAGCATTGTGACGAAGCCGCCCAGAGTTTCGGGGAGAGAGGGGGTTTTGAAGGCGAAGGTGGCGTGGGTGAGGCCGTCTTCGGCGTCGATTTCGACGTGGATGCAGCCTCCGGTGATGGTTTGGATGGCCATTAGCGGCTGATTTCCTCCCAGTCCATGGATGCGTGGACACTACAGGTTGATGTGCTGCCTGTCATGACGAGACTTAGCTCGAAGGGGGTGCTGGTGAGGCCGTCGCGCTCCAGTTGGAATTTGAAGAGGGCTTCTTTGAGGATGTCGATGGTGGGGGAGCTTTGGGTGGAGGCGCTGAAATAGCCTTGGGCGAGGATGCGGCCGCCAGCGGTAGAGGTGCCGGTGATGTTGTATTCGACGGAGGAGCTGGCGCCGGCGCTGACCCAGGTGCCGCCGGTTGTGGTGGGGCTGGCGACGACGCGCCAGTTGTAGTTGGTGTTGGTGGTGACGCCGAGGAGGGAGATGGCGGTGAGGATGACGATGGCGTCGAGGGTGGTGGACTTCAGGCGGAGGGAGACGATTGGGTAATAGGTGCCGATGGTGGCGAGGCTTGTGGGGGTGTTAATGGGGGTGCCAATGGCTTGCTGGAGGCCGCGTAGTTCGTAGCCGCCTTCAGAAAGGACTGTGGAGCAGACTTGTTTGAGGGTGCTGGCGCTGGCCGTGGCGGCCGTGTTGGTGATTTCGTAGCGGAGGGGGAGGGAGGCGGTGGTGATGTAGGTGGAGGTGATGATGTTGGCGTGGTGGAAGGAGTGGCAGTGGATGAATTTGCCGTTAATGATGAAGCCCATGCGGACTGTGCCAAGTCCCAGCCACTCGATGTCCATCCAGAGGATTTGGGCTTTGGTGAGGTCGAGGGTGAGGTTGGAGGGGCCGGTGCCGTTGAGGGGGTCGGTGTTCCAGTCGGATTGGGCGACGCGGGTTTCGAGCAGGGTGCCGGTGGAGGAGCTGCGTTCGACGAAGGACAAGGTGGTGTTGTCCAGCTCCAGGTACATGCCGTTGGCGGCGCCGTAGTAGCCGATGCGCTGGCGGAGGTTGGGTTTGGCCGGGTTGAGGGTGAAGGTGGACATGACCAGCAGGGATTTGCCCGGCTGGTAGGAGAAGCATTTGGTGGTTTCGCGGATGACCGAGGAGCCGGAGGCTGCGGTTACGGCGAGGTTGATGAGGCCGGCGTTGGCGTCGAAGGTTGAGGTGCCGCCGGTTGCGGTGGAGGTGCTCCAGAGGCCGTTGTCGCGGTAGCGGTGGCTGGAGTCGAAAAGGGTGAGGGGGCTGGACGTGCGGATGCGGCCGAAGGCGTCGGTGGCTCCAGCAGAAGATGCGGCGCCGCCTGTGGAGGTGCCGAAGGGGTAGGGGGTGGTGACGGAGGTGGAGTGGATGAGCTGCATTGGGGCCTCGGGGGGAAGGATTGAGGCTATTTCTTGGGCTTCTTGGCAGGTTTCTTTTTCATGCCGGCTTCGGACATGGCGATGGCGATGGCTTGTTTGGGGGATTTGACGACGGGGCCTTTTTTGCTGCCCGAGTGGAGTTCGCCTTTGCTGTATTCACGCATCACTTTTGAGACTTTTTTCTGAGCTTTGGAGGGCTTTTTGGGGGCCATGTTTTATACCGACGGTGCTTACCACACACGATAGTTGGTTTTGCCGAGGTTCTCGGGTTTGGCGAGGTTGAAGGTCTGGAGGCAGAGGTAGCCGAGGGCGTCGAAGGCGTGGTCTACGCCGAGGTTCTTGTTGGGGAGGCCGGTGCCAGGGGAATAGGTGAGGGTGCGGAGGGATTTGATCAGTTCTTTGCAGCGGGGGTGGATGAAGAGGCGGCGGGTTCCAGAGGCGTCGAGGAGGGCGGTGTTGACGCAGGTGATTTTGTCGCGGATCTTCCAGGGGGAGCGGGGGCTGGAGACGGTGAAGCCGGATTTGCGGAGGATGTTGTGGTCGGTGGCTCCAACGCCGCTGGTTTTGCGGGCGCCGCCGGTGGGGTCCGGGCAGGCGATGATGCGGCGTTCGACGCCGTAGCGGGATTGGACTTCTTCGCAGAGATCCCAGGTGGTGGCGCCGCCGGTCATGATGATTTCGTCGAAAACCCAGAGGACGTCGCCTTTTTTGACGGCGCAGATGCCTGACATGGGGTCGATGTTGAAGTCCACCCCCAGCAAAAGGGGCAAAACTGGCAAATCTTGGACGATTTTGTCGATGTTGTCGTCCGAGAAGGAGATGGCGACGAGGCCGGAGAGGTTTTCGAAGCTGGCTTCAAATTCTTGGCGGAAGGTGCGGGCGTCGAGTTGGGCGCGGGCGGCTTCGATTTCCTCTGGTGGGACGTTATCGCCTTCGATGGTGGTGAATTGCCAGCGCTGCCAGTCCGTGTCGCCTTCTTCGCAGTAGCACCAGAGGTCGTAGAACCAGCTGGCGGTGCCGTCCGGGGTGGAAATGAAGAGCGCCCAGCCTTGTTTGTCGGCCAGGGCGGGGCGGATGACCTCGAACCAGACCTCGGAGTCCATGAAGGCGGCTTCGTCGAGCACCACGCCAGCCAAACTGCGGCCTCGGAGGGCCATGGCGTTCTCGGTGCCCTTGAGTTCGATGGTGGAGCCGTTGACGAGTTCGATTTTGAGGTCGGTTTCGTTCTTGGATTTGATCCAGGCTTTGGGGACGAGCTTTTTTAGGACTTTCCAGGCGATGTCTTTCGCCATTCGGTAGGTCGGGGCGGCGTAGAAAAAGGTTTCGCCCGGGCGTTCGATTGCTCCACGCAGCAATTCAATGCAGGAGAGGTAGCTTTTGCCGAAGCGGCGGCCGGCAACTAGGACGCGGAAGCGTTTGCGGCTGGAGAAAACTTGCCCCTGGGCGTAGCGGAGGGAGAGTGTTCCAGCCGTTTCGGGCATTTTTGTGGGGGAGGGTACCTTCTAGGGTATTACAGGAATTGAACCCCTGCCCCCCGGTGTGTAACAGAGGAAGGAATTGGGAATGTATCAGTAGGTTCCCTGAGCAGCGACACGCGCCACCGATCGCCGGACCCTACCCCCGGTAGTGCAGCTGTACTAGCCTGCAGCGTCAGGCCGTGAGCAGTCGCCGGACGGTGGAGCGGCTGCAGCCGAGCCGATCAGCTATCCGCTGCTGTGTCCAGCCTGCGCGACGCCAGCGCCTGGCGCGTTGTTGCCGAGATTCCGAAGCCCAGCAAATTACCAGCAGCGGCAGGAGGATCAGCGCCAGCAGCAGAGCGGCGAGTGTGGTGATGGTTGCCATTGGTTGTGGTTAGGCGGGACGGTGGAGGATGAACTCGCCCATCACGCGATCAGTCGCGGGATCGACTTGGGCGAGACTAATAACAGCATCAGGCCGTGCGGTGATGGCGCGATCGGCTGCAGCAAGTGCACGATCGTGGTGCATGTCGGCGCTTGCGGCGAGGCCGTTAACGCGGACGAAGTACCTAGGGCGCTTCATGGGATGGTCTCCCTTGGTCGACTCTGTTATTGTAGCACAGCAGAGCCGCGCCTGGCGGCTCAACTGTCACACACTGTAACGTAGTGCAAACGTACTAGGCTTCAGCGGCCACTCACCAGCAGACGGCAGTAGGCGACCGAGCCGTGCCTGGCAAGGCAGGCGCCGTAAGCGTAAGCGCTCTGTTTCGCCAGTTCGGTGGCGAATACTGCCAGCAGCACAGCCGACAGCGTGGCGGCAGTGAACGGGACGGGACGGGACAGGAAACGGAGCATGGGAGGATTCCCCGAAGTGCTCCCGTATTGTTGCACAGAACAGGCCGGAAATCAACCGGCCCGTTTGTCGTCGATCTCCACGCGGAGAATTGGCGCCGCTGCAGCTTGAGCCTCTGGCGCAACTTCCCCGACTACGGCTCCGAGATCGCGCATCAGCAGCTGCGCGGAGCCGATTTGTCCCTTCCGGATTGCAGCGTCGATCGCTCGGAGTCGCATTCCCTGCAGACGTGACACTATACTCTCGCGATCCTTCTTCCAATCGTCCTCGTTCCACTGTTTCACCGCGTCCCAATCGCGCCAGGCCGTAACTTCGCCGATGCTTTCACGGTCAGCATGATCTAGAACCAGCTGACGCACAGTCAAACCCGACAGTTGCCGTTTGTAAAGTCGCTTCCGGCGTTCTTCTATCACCGCGTCAGGGTTGCGCTTACCAAACGGACGAGAGTATTTCTTCTCACCTTCCGCCGAAGAATCCGGCGCCTGGTTGTTAGCTTCCGGAGTGTCCGACATTGTTAGAATCCTGTCCGTTTGGTTCAATCTTAGCCTCACACTAGAAAGCCCGGCAGCATGGCCGGGCCGTTGGTCGGTAGGGTTTCCGCTTAAACCCGTTCGGTAACGGTGCGGATGCTCCAGCCTGTGAGCACTCCGGCGGCCTGGCATTCTGCGAGGGTCCGCGCGGCGACCCGCTGTGCGTCGACAATGCCCGAAGCTGTGATGGGAGAAGGACCCGCCGGCGATGGCGTCCCATCCTCACGTAACAGCCAGACGTTGTACCGCATTAGCCTTCTCCGTTGGTTTGGTTGAAGTAGTCCAGCACTGCTGGCCAAATCTCCCGCGGCGCATACTGGCCGGCGGTGTACTCGATCCCATCGGCGGTGATCTCTAGGCGGCGATGGGCACCGTACGAACCCGGTACCAGCTGACCACCGGCCTTGATACGGCCCGGATAGGTCTTAAAGACTCGCCGCCGGTCACGGTCCCGGTAGCCGCGATCGTTGCGCCAAGCTCGCATCTCTTCGGGGCGAGGGTATCGGGGGTTGTAATAGTCTCGGGCTTCAATGCGGGCTTGTTGCCGCGCATACTCCAGCAGATCAGAAACGGTGGGCATGGGGTGAGTCCTAAGGGTGGGGTTCTCGTTTGTAACTGTAGCAGCCTTTCAAACCAGCGCCGGCGCCAGAGGATCCGAGGATCCGTCCGGCCAGGGATACGGCTGCCGGCGCCACTCCTGATCTGCCGGTAGCAGTGCCAGCCCGGTGAGACCCTTAAGGTCCGCCAGATCAAGCGCAGAGGATGCACGCTTAAGGTCAATCCACTGTTCACCGTCCGACTCTTCCTGCCAGTAGGTTGAGGATTGATCGCAACAAGCCCTGAACAGCTCGCATAGGGTTTCTGACGTGACAGGCTCCAAGGTAGTTTCTGCCCAATCCTCAGGATCCTCGATCGAGTCGGGCGCGTGATCAACCATCAACTGCAGCACAATCGCCCGCCAGTCTGCGGCCGCCCAGCTGTCCCACGCTTCATCCTGCAGTTCCAGTTCCAGTTCGCTGTGATCGTCCTCACTGATCAGCGGATAACCCTCCAAGCTGTCCAGCGTTTCCAGCATCTCCTCGGACACGTAGCGGACGTCTAGGCTGATCCCGTCCGCCTCGCCGTCCGCCAGTTCCAGCTCGCGGCGAAACTCATCCCGGAAGACACGGGCGTTTGAGCGATAAATGCTCGGAGCGCTGTAGCCTCCCGGCCAGGAACAGTCATCGTTCAACCTGTCGGCACTGAACAGAAGGCGGCAATCTCTCCAGCGGTTAGCGCAGCAGAACTCCAGCGCAGCCGTAGGATCCTTGATCGTTCCGAAGCCGGCAGCACTGAAACCAGCGCTTAGATGATGCAGATCGTATCCGCGATTGTCACGGTCTCGCAGGTCGAGGATCCACTGTCCGGCGCAGCCGTCTAGGCGGTTGATCCGTTCCAGCAGAGCAGGGCTGGCCTTGGGTGTGGTCGGTTGCATGGCAGGGTGTGCCGGTGTGCTTTGCCAGTATGGGCGCAGCTCCAGCTGGTAAGGGTCCGCTGTTGTAACACTTTACAGTGTGGCTGCAGCGCTTGCGCCTGCTGCTACTGTGCAAGGGCACAGCCGAGCCATGGCACCATGCCCACACCTAAAGGTCTCGGGTACCTGCAGCGGTACTACTACGAATTCTGCCTGCAGCATCCCGGACGCCACACCGTCGCATCGGATCACGAAACCATCAGGATCATTCGATCGCTCCAGCGACGTGGCCTGCTGATCGTCACAGACTGCGGCATGTGCACGGCCGCAGGGCGACCCGTCCTAATCGTTCAGATCCGGGCATGACCGGCGGCGAGTGGAACACGTCGCGGGAACGCAAGTCGCTCCAGCGTGAACAGCGTGAACAGGAGCGGGAACAGCTGCGCCTTGAGAAGCGGCACCTAAGAGACCTGCGGTGGGCAATCGAACGTTCCACCGTGGAATCCTCGGACTGGCAGGATCTCCTCTCGCTCCAAGCCGCCCATGGTCGCGAGGGTCCAATTCAGCTCTGGCGTGAACTGATCCCCTACTGGCGTCAGTGCCAGAGGATCAACGGCGGCGCGGACATTCCGCCGGACCTTTTTCCACAAGCTACGGGAGTTTTTCCGCGCGGCTCTCCAGCCGCTCCAGCGAACAGGCAGAAACCAGGCAAGGGATCCACCCGTAAGGTCCGCTCCGATGCAGGGATAACGAAACCTCGCCGCCAGGCCTGAACTGCCCCAGCTGACCTCTCCCGGTTATCGCCCC